GTTTGGTCTTGAACCAACACAGATTGAGCACTTGGCGGACCAAGAGGATGTTCGTAACCTGACCGCAGGTTCAGGTGGTGATCCTACTAATAAAGCCGTTGTTACGCAAACTGAAGCTAGGTTTAAAGACAGGGTTAAGCAGTTAGCACCTAGTGGTTATGCTGTTACCTTAAATCCTACTACAGATTCAGTCAGGGTTATTGAAAATAGATTTTTTGACCCTATTGCAGATCCTTCTACTTTACCAGGAATTGACATCCCTATTGGTTCTAACATTGAAGAAGGTTTAGCTGAAATTAAACCAAAAGGTTCCTTGCTATCACAGTTTTCTCCGTATCAGCGGCAGCAGCTTGAAGCAGCACCTACTTTAGAAGCTAAGGAAAACCTTATTAATCAGTTTAAAGCCGATTCATCCGGCACTAAGATTAACGCTTTGCGTGTAGCACGTAATTTGGCACCTGCAATGCTCAGTATTCCAGCAGGTATGGCAGTAACTGGTCAATCAGCTGCTGCTGCAGTTAAAAATCCGACACAAGACAACATTGTCAACGCTGGATTTGATGCTGCTAATACTGTAGCGGATCTTGTTGGTCTAATTCCGACACCAATGACTATTGGCGCAAGTGAGGCAGCTCAAAGAGCGTTGATGATGGGTCAAATGGGTTACAATGCCCAACGCCGTCTGCAACGCATGATGGAAGCTGAAAAAGTAGCGTCAATGGAAAACAAATAACCTTTTATTATGAGCGACGTACTAGACGCCCTACAGGGCGATTTTAAGATTTTTCTACAAGCCCTGTGGTCGCAACTAGACTTGCCAGAACCGACCAGAGCACAGTACTCTATTGCCGACTATCTGCAACACGGTCCAAAACGTCTTCAAATTCAGGCGTTTCGTGGTGTAGGTAAAAGTTGGATTACGGGTGCCTTTGTGCTCTGGACTCTTTTTAATAATCCTGAGAAAAAGATCATGATTATTTCGGCATCTAAAGAACGTGCCGATAACATGTCTATCTTTCTTCAGAAGCTTATCATTGAGACACCCTGGTTAGTCCACCTAAGACCTAAAAATGATGATGCTCGGTGGTCGCGTATCAGTTTTGACGTTAACTGCAGTCCTTCACAGGCTCCTTCTGTTAAGTCTGTGGGTATTACTGGTCAGCTTACCGGTTCACGCGCCGACCTGATGATTCTTGATGACGTAGAAGTTCCTGGTAACTCTATGACTGAAATGATGCGTGAGAAGTTGCTGCAACTCTGTACAGAGGCTGAGTCAATTCTCACACCTAAGGAAGACTCCAGGATTATGTACCTGGGTACTCCACAAACTACCTTTACCATCTATAGGAAACTTGCGGAACGTAACTACCGCCCCTTTGTTTGGCCAGCTCGTGTTCCTCGTAAACTGGCAAACTACGAAGGGCTTATCGCACCCCAACTCCAAGAAGACATCGACCAAGGTGCCGACCCCTGGAGTGTAACTGACCCTGACCGATTTAGCCATGAAGACCTCCTTGAACGTGAAGCGTCTATGGGACGCAGCAACTTTATGTTGCAGTTCATGCTTGACACAAGCCTCAGCGACGCTGAAAAATTCCCACTCAAGATGGCTGATCTTATCGTCACCAGTGTTAATCCTAAGTCCGCTCCTGATGACATTATCTGGTGCAGCGACCCTAGAAACGTACTCAAAGAGCTTCCTACTGTCGGGCTACCTGGAGACTATTTCTACAGCCCAATGCAGATCCAAGGGCAGTGGGGACCATATCAAGAAACAATTTGCAGCGTTGACCCGTCGGGTAGAGGAACTGATGAGACAGCGGCAGCTTATATCTCCCAGCGAAACGGTTACTTGTACTTGCATGAAGTGCGAGCTTACCGAGACGGTTACTCAGACAACACGCTCTTGGACATTTTAAAAGGGTGTAAGAAGTTTAACGTCACTAAACTGGTAGTTGAAACTAACTTTGGTGATGGTCTTGTCGCTGAGCTATTTAAGAAACACCTGCAGCAAACACAGCAGGGTATTGACGTAGAAGAGGTACGAGCTAATGTCAGAAAAGAAGAACGTATTATTGATACCCTTGAGCCTGTCCTTAATCAACACCGCCTTGTTGTTGATCGTGCTGTCATCGACTGGGACTACAACTCAAATAAAGACGACGCTCCAGAGAAACGTCTCCTCTATATGCTCTTCTATCAGATGAGCCGGAT